AATCCACGGGAAGTGCGCTGGGTAATCGCCTGATTGATAAATTCGTGGATACGGTCTGGTGGAAACTCAGACCTCCAGTATTCGTAGGTGTCATCGGAAGATGTAGAACCTGCTGCTGGCTTGAAGGTGAATGTACCCGTTGAACTGGTGTAGTCAGTTACGCGACGAATAACTCCATCATTGGCACCGGAGGTAAATACAATCCAGCCACCGTTATATTCGTCATCTCCGCCAAGAGTGCTGGCATCAACGATTGTAGTGGAACTACCCGTGCCTGTTGCAGAACTTGATGGGGGCTGGTCGAGATTGGCAGCAATAGATCGGCGTATTTGTTCTCTAGTTCTGCTTTGTATTGCAGCCACGATAACCTCTAATTATTGTTGCGCTTATTCCTGCGCCAGTCTGCTATAGACCTCAACGCCCCTTTAAGGTCATTCATTTTTTCTCTAGTTACAGATTGCGTCGGCTGTGCAGCCTTTGCTTCTGTCTCTGCTTGTTCGGTTGCCTTGTGCAAAATCTCGTCAAGTTGATGCCCGGTGAGTCTGCTTGCACCTGGAACATACACAGGTTGCCCGTTTGGGCCGACGTTGAAAGTGTCTTCTTCCATCGTACCCATAACGCGCTCTAAACCTTCAGGAGAACTGACTTGGCGAAGGTTACGTCTTTGATTCCCTGCGGACACAGGAAGCCACAACTTTGCCTTTGCCATGCCAGCCCTCCTAAATGATTAAGACCTAATGTCTAACATGACCCACTGGTACTCAGTAGCCACACCTATTACTCCCATCGCAACACCAAGGTTGGCAATGTCTGATTCATCTGAGTAATCAGTAGCTTCTACTGTGCCATCTTCGTCTTGTTGCGAGATAGCTATAGCATCACCAAGCGCATTTACAACCTGCGCTCCCATAAGAACAGCAGCAGGGCCAGCAGTTTGTATCCAACAGAAGTAATCTGCGGTTACGGGAATGGTAGTTACGCCAACAGGCCCAGTAGTCTGGGTGCCGTTACCATCAACGATTGCTATGTCCTTATATGGGCTATACATTAACCCAAGCTGCGTAGAGGTAGTAAAAGCAGTTCTGATACCGTCTGGCTCGTCAACTGTTATTTCGCAACCTGCTGCACTGGATACTGCGGTATTAGATTTAACTCTATATACCTCACCCTGAGCAGCATTGTCGTTGATAAAAAGGTAGCCGTCTTTGTATTGATCCTTGGTTACGGTAAGAGAAGAAGTTGTAGTTACCGTCAGCGATCCCGCTGCTAACGCAGCAGTAGCCAAGTCTCCATCGTGCGCTGAAACAGCAGCGATACCATTTACTACCTGACCAGAAGTAGTAATAGCTGAACCGCTATTTTCTGCGTAATAGAAAACTCTTCCATCAGGCAGGACTGCCCTTGTGCCAAGCCTCTGCTTTTGGTCAGAAGTCTCTACTTTTTCCTGTCCGTACCCTAAATGTATGGTGAGTGGAAATGCCATTTTAATAACCCTCCTTGGGTTAAGTTTTGAGCAGGTTCTAAGCCCTGCGATAGTCCGATGTTATAAGGCTCGGTCTATCGTTACACCTTTTTCAGACGTTGCAGAAACCTTGGCGGGTTGCTGCTCAGTCTTTTTTTCAGGAGGACTCTTGCGGAAGCCTCGCTCTAAGTATACGTCTTCAAACGAAACAGGAAGGTTGGGACATTCAACCCATTCATCCCTACTGCCACTGGTTTTCCAGTAGGATCTTTTTTTAACCCCACGGACAGTCATACCTTGTAAGCCAGATTTAACCACAAGAGCCTCCTAATAAAAACCGAATTAACTGTTGTTAGTTACCGGGTTGCCGACTTCATAACGAACAGAAGAACCACGGGTGTCATCAACTTCAAAGACTGCGTAGTCTTCAGTGACAACTATCTCATGCGCTCGCAGGGAAATGTCCCGCTCACGCTCTTCTCGCCTTGCCCTAGCAGCAAGATGACCCATAGCTGTCTTGTCAGCGATAACTCCGTAACCAGAATCAGACGTACCAATCTTTGCAATGTTTCCATCCTCAAAGAACGGGACACCGGAAAGCTTAATGCCTGTCCAGTAATCCTTTACCGCTGGCTTGTTGAAAGCATCGGGGAGCGGGTAAGTAGACAGAGTATTACCAACGTCTGTTGCCAGCTTCCAAAGTGCGTTAGGGTGGTGAACGACAAAGAGGTCGCTACCAAACTGATCTGCCTTTGCGGTAGCAATTATTGCAGAAGCGTTTGCCAGATTTAAGCTTTTATCGTCTGCGCCAAGTTCTGTTCCGCCATTAAGCGAAGGGAACAGGGCAATGATGTCGTTGTCTTTCTTGCGAGCCATTGCGTCACCCATCTGGCGACCAATGATCTTGAAGACATCTTCATTGTTTTGCTGGAGAAGGGTGTCGGTAATAATTACCTTCAGGCCAACTTCAGCGGTAGTAGCGGTGACAGTTGAAACATCAATGTCTTCGCTATCGATCATGTCTTGACCTTCTGCCAAGTCCTCAGCGGTCATCTGTGCGACCTTGGGGATTGTCAGTTGGTACTCGCCCTTGCCAAGATTGAACTTTTCAATAAGTCCAACCATCGGGGCATTATGTTCTTCGGTATACCTGGCTGATGCAAGCATGATTCGACTCATGTTTTGCAGATTGCCAGTACCGGAAGTTTGTACTGCCATTATTTATACCTCAGCCGAAAATGGTAAGCCCTAGCTTCTGAGAAGCAGCGCGAGCCATTTCTGTACTTATCGCAGTGTCACCTGCGTTATATCTATCTAAAACGTCCTCGGCATTGGTAGGTGCTACATCAGCGGCTGGAGTGGCTCCGTTCATTTGCTGCCCCGGGGTAACCTGCTGAACTGTTTTTTCCAGCTTGGAAATCCTGGACAACGCCTTCGCGTGTCGCTCCATAGACTGCGGGTCGGGAAAGTCCTGCAACTCTGCGTATGGAATCCCGTACTGTGACGAGAGTTCATATGCCTTGGCAAGCTGTGTGCGAGAGTTCAACTCCTGCTCAACCTGCCGTTGTCGCGCTGTTACCTGCTCCGCCTGGGCGTTCGCAATATAAGCTTTCTTTGCCAGACCGGCCTGATGGTTGCCCATCTGCTGTGCAGTCGCATCGTCTAAACCCTGATTAATAAGGTTCTGGGTTATTTCCTGGCCGTATGCAGCCACATCTGCCTCTAAGGTATTGATGTTGGTTTGCTGCTCGGCTAAAGCCCGCGCCTGCTCTGACTGTTGAAGCTGAGTTTCCATCTCTGCCATCCGTTTATCGGTAGCAGACTGGTACTTGCGAAACTCCTCGCCTGATTGTGGTGTAGTTCCTTCCGTGCTTTGAGGTTCGGTCTGAGATTCAATCTGAGGTGCAACCCCGATAGGTGTGTCTGCCGGTTCCGACAAATCCTGCTCGACCTCTGGTTCAGCAACTGCTTCTACCGGAGTTTCTTCAGGACTCGGCGGGGTTTCGGCAACCTCTACCGTGGATTCCGTTCCTACATCATTTCGCTCAGTAACCATAGTTGTCTCCAGAACATGACACCGCTAGATGGCATATCCCACTTTTGGGGTTTTACAAATAATAAAGCATTGCCTTGCAAACTGGCAATTACCGCTGTATTCCAAGATCGGGTAATAGTTGATTAATTGCCTTATATAAAAGAGCGTCCTTATAGTAGTATTTTTTCCCGTCAGCTTCTTCTTCCCACGGAGTACCGTTACGTTTTTTTGGACCAAGCAACCCACGCAAATCATCAAGTCCGGGGATGTCGTTTCTGTCGCGCCATTCCTGTAGCTGACTTGCAAGTACCGGGGAAAGCTTTTCAGTAAATTTATCCTGAGCCGGGCGTAACTTATCCCAATCTAAAATAGCAGTCACCTTTTCCTTACCTGCTACCTTACCTTTTTTTCTATATTTAGGATCATCATAAAGGGCGTACCACTCATTCAACATTTTGTCGAAATCATTAGTTGGAGGATCACCAGTCCACCCTGTTAATTTTGGCTCTCGTTTTGCTAACTGGATTCTAAGTTCTTTTAAACGCCCGTACTCTAATGTAGAAAGTTCAGAAATAGAGTCAGACAAATCAGTCAGTTTCTTCCTTGTTTCTTTCAAGACATGATCATTACTAAATAGATCTTTTACAAAAGCGTTTACAAGGGCTTTTTTCTCTTCTTCTTTTTCAGAGCGAATGTCATATTTGCTAAAGCGATATTCGGCAAAAACATTCCCTCGTTCTGTTGCTTCTGAGTCAAGACTTATTAATTTTTTCTTAAGTTCAGGGTCTTCTTTTATTTTTGAAAGTTCTAGCTGATTAAGTTCTTCATAAGATTTTTGAAATTGCGCTTGCCCTGCCTGATTAAGCAACTCTTTTCTAAGACTAACTCGTAAATTCAAACCGCCTGCTTCAAAAAATTCTCCACCCCAACTTAGACCAGACGGATCTTTAGGAATAATATCTTCTGCTGCTGGAACAGTTTCCCTGATACCTCTTTCGACTAAACCGCCCGGACCTATCGGAGAAAACAGGTCCAGTATTAATTGTGCTGTACGACTAACAACTCCCCCCGGGCCAACAGTATCAATAGGCTGGTCATAAAAATTAGCCCCTTTTATCTGGTTTTCTATTGTGCTTATTGGAACGCTTAATCTAGAAGTTATATATGACTGTGGATCTAAAAGTCTAAAACCTGTATCCATTTGATTTACAGTATCTACAACTGCGGACGTTCCATATTCGCCTCCTCCTGGCAATGTAGGAGCCGCAAATCTAGTGTTGTAACCAAAAGGTAAAGACCCCCAGCTATCTTTACTTATTGGAACGTATCTTTCCTTGGGTAGTGCCTCTCCTGTTGACGCATAATGAATTAGATTTGCTATAGCTATTAGATAGAGATATCCACCTAACCAATGCCTTTGCCAGAACCTTTTATTTGGACCGACTATAGTACCGGTAAGTTGTTTTAATAATCCTTCTTGTTCACCAATAGAAAAGAATACTCTTATAAGACCTTCACGTAAGACTCTATTTTGTATTGCAGACATACCCTCAGTAACAGTTGAAAACTTTTCATTTGCTGCTTTTGCGATCCTTGCATTTAACTGGGCATCAGTTAAATCTGGATAGAGCCTCGCCATAAGAGGGGCAATATTGTTCTCAATATCTAGTTTGATTACTTGAGGGTATGTACCTTGAAATAAACCTGTCCTAAACGCTTCTTCAAAATCCCCTATTGCTCGCGCTACAGACTTTATTTTCATTGCACCGGATTCTGTTGCAATATCACGAACGAGATTATCTAAATCGGCGGGAAAAATTGTTCGATCTCTCAGGTTTAGCCCGGAAAGCATTATCTCTCTAAAGTTAACATCCGGTCTTCCTTTT